TAACGAGTTCTTAAAACAAAAACTAGACTATAAACAAGGAAAGTTGGAACGCTTGAGAAGAGAGAGAAGTTCAAATAGGTTAACATTTTCCGTTGGGGACAATATAAGCGAAGTATTTATTCTTTCAGCAGAGGCCCGCAGGAGATCTGACGTAGAAGAGGCCCTGATGGGATTTGGGAGTCCCAACATTATTGAAGATGAGTCAGGATTGATTTCAGACAAGATTCATACCACAGTAATGAGGATGCTTGGAGGATATAAAGATAACTTCCTATGCAAAATCGGAAATCCGTTTAGAAGGAATCATTTTTTAAAGAGCTTCAAAAACGACAAATATAAAAAATTCGTTGTAGATTGGAGGGAAGCAGTGGCAGATGGACGTTTCCCGGAGTCATTTATTGAAGAGATGCGCCAAGAAGCAATGTTTGACGTTTTGTACGAGTGTAAATTCCCAGAGGCTGGGGTAGCAGATGAATCAGGATGGATTCCTTTATTTAGAGCAGATGACATCAAAAAGGCCGACAATGTAGACCATTTCGGGCAAATGAGGATAGGAGCAGACATTGCAGACAGCGGTGCTAACTGTTCCGTTATTATAAAGCGCTCTGGTTCTGGAACAGATCTTATATTTAGATCTCCCAAAGAAGACCAGATGGACTTTGTAGGAAAAATAATTCTTTCCTCTCGTGAAAACAACAATGCAAAGATATTCATAGACAGAGTAGGCGTAGGAGCGGGCACTTTGTCAAGGTTGCGCGAACTGGGACATGATGTTATAGGTGTAAATGCAGGTGAAAAACCTTCAGATCCACTGAAATATGCCAATAAAAGAGCAGAAATGTTCTGGAGACTCAAACAATGGGTACAAAAGGGGGTAGTTTTCAGCAATCACGACTATTGGGACGAACTTTTAGATATTAAGTACAAACCAGACTCTTCAGGAAGGATAAAAATAATGCCAAAGGAGAGAATGCTTAGAGAAGGAATAGCCTCTCCTGACGTTGCAGATGCTTTATCCCTGACATTCTACTTTTCAGACAGGCAAGAAGTCTATATGAGTCCCGAAGAGCGACAATTTTATAAAGTTAAAAAGAGAAAAGCCAGAAATAACAGGAGACCGAGCGGATCTATAAAAGTAAGACAAACAAGTTACTAAAATGTCAAGAGCAAAAACAAATAAGACTAAAAAAACATCGGGAGGAGTCCCAGATTATCTTAATTACAGACCTAGTAAAACGGACAAACAGGTAATTGCGGACATTTATGATGCAACCACGGACATGGAGTCCATAAAAGGGAGCACTTATGCAGAATTTAACGATATTAGTCAGAAATCATACATAGAAGATGCTCAGAAGAGGCTCAATGCATATGTTCCAGACAAAGATTCATATGATCCACCAAAAGAAGATTGGCAAGCGAACGTTGCTTTACCTAGTATTAGGAATAAGTTAAAGCAAATGTTGGCTGGTTTTTCTTTAAGTGTGCCTGACTTGCAGGTTAACGTGACCGGAAGCTTAGATGCTCAGTTAAAGCCAGACAAGGGGAGAGTTGCGAGTATGCTCATCAAAAATTCATACGAAGTTCATACTAATCCAGTTATAGAGAATTTCTGGGAAGCGTGGGAGTGTGCTTCAACAGGAACTGTTATTAAGTATGAAGGTTACCTAAAGACTAAGTATAAACAGAAATTCATTAAATCTTACAATACAGTGACAGGAGAGATAGATTTTGATGAAAAGGAGGTAAATGTTGATGATCGCTGCATATCAATGGCAGTCCCTATTCCTGAGTTTCTTATAGATAACTTTTACATACACGATGTCCAAGACCAGCCTCAGTTGGTTTGGGATAGGAAATACAACAAAGATGAATTTGAAAATGAGTTTGGCAAATATGCTAACAGCAAATATGTCAATTCAAAGGGAGCTTTTGAAAAATTCAATACAGCTTCAACCTATTATAATAAGGAAAAATGGCAGGGAAGAGTCAAGAGCGGACAGATTGAAGTAATCAGATACTATAATAAGCCTAAGGATCAATATAGGATTATTGCTAACGGAGTCTTGCTATTAGATGCTCCTTTACTTTGGTCAGTTAATGGAAGAAAGAAGTATCCATTTGCAAAGTCTATCTTAGAACCATTCACTACAAAGCATTTTTTCTGGGGTAAAGCATTCCCAGACATTATGGCTGGAGAGTATGATATTTCTAATACGTTGTTCAACAGCGTAATGGATAAAGAATTCAGGTCTCTTGTAAAGCCACTGTTAGTTGGACAAATCAACAGAGATGCATTTGAGCTTGAAGATGAGTATGTGACTGGATCAACTAAGATCTATGTTGATGATATAAACCAAGTAAAACCAATGGATATCGAGGGAGCTACGCAGACTGACTTGGCTATGATACAGTTAGTCTTGAGAGGATTAGCAGAGTCTGCACCAGAGATGCCTGATATTCTGGCAGGAGATAGACCAACAGCCCGTGAGGTTTTAATAGCAGAGGAGAAGATGAAAGAACTGAAGTCCATCTATTCTGCTTTTTTAACTGATTTGTGGGTTCAGAAATATAAGCTTCGCCTTGCAAATATAACTGCGAACTATGTTTTCCCACGAGAGGTTATGGGAACTGACGGGAAAGTAGTCTCCGTGAATCGCACGTTTACTATTCCTAATACTGTTTTAGATGAGAAGACAGGGAGAACAGGAATCTTGGTGTTAGAGTTTAGAAACGTTAAGAAGTCTGAAGCTCAAAAGATTGCTAAGGAAATAGCTATCCAAGAAGAACAGATGAAAAAGAAAGGATTAAATTATAAAAAGAAAATACTGGCATCTGACTTTTTTGACAATCACGAATATAGTATTAATGTAATTGCAGAATCCTTGCACAAAGTCTCCCAGGCTAAAGCACAAGCTGAAATCAAGGAGAAGATACCGATCTTGGCACAGTATTTTCCAGAGATGTTTGCCGTTAGCCAGGAGGCATACTTCAAAGAAGTCAGCCTGGCATATGACGATGATCCAGATATGGCGTTGCAAGAGTTTGCAAAGTTTGAACAAGCAAAGAGTGAAAGGCGTAAAGCTGAGCAAGAAAAAGCTCAGTTCACTGGCGAAGAGTCTGGAGGGCAACCTCAACAGCCTCAAAAGCAACCTAAACCTCAACAGTCTCAACAAAAATAATATGAAACAATTTTTAATAAGATTATTATTCCGTTTATTGGATAGAGACGTCACACGTGTAGATAATGTGAAGATCGAGAAGTGGTTAGCTCAGACAGCGCAGGATTTAAGATTCATAGAATATGTCCAGCACAGAGACCTTCATCTATTGAAGACATTAGGTTCTGGTCTCAGTAAAGAGGATATGGTGATAACCACTGCTAAAAGATTTGAATTATTGGCTTTCTTTAATAGCGCGATGAGGGCTAAGGATAAGCTTGAAAAAGAGAAAGCATCAAAATTAAAAAAGGTCGAGAGTATTAAAAACAAAAAGAAATAATATGTTTGATGAAAAGTATTACCAAGAGAAAATAGACAAACTTCAAAATAAGCTTGTAAAAGAGAAAGACAGGGTGTTGAACGAATTGATTGCTTTGACAGGAGCATTCCTTGATCGTCAAAGAGAAATCCAAGAGGATTTCAAAGAGATTTCTTTAAGGATAGCCAAAGCGAAAGAAGAGGATAAGGCTGTGGAGAAAACTGCGAAGAAACCTGTGGAGAAAGCTCCAAAGAAAAAGGGATAACTGTACCTTATATTAAAAGGTGGAACTCTTGTTAGAGAGGCTTTTTGGCCGTTAAATTCTTTTTCTGCTCCACCTTTTTGGGGTTTAACGGCTAGAAAACCTCTTTAGCGAGGTAAAGGTCGGTCATCTTGGCGTGAGCTGCCAAGTTCAAATAATTAAGCTATAAAACCATGACTGATGAAAAAACTGACTTAAAAAAAGAGACTGATAAAAGCTCTTCTGATACTGGTCAATCAGGTTCAAGCTCTGAATTAAATTATGAAGAGTTTGATGATGAAACTTTTATTGTTCCTAAGTCTGAACTAAAAAAACTATTTGATGACAAGGAAAACTATAAGAAGGGTTTGCTTGCTTACAAGGATAAAGATAAAGCTGATAAGGTTGAAAAGAAAGAAGCGCCTGCTAAGGAGACAACTGAAAAAGTTGAAGGTGATTTTGTCACTAAAGATGAATTCAGAAAAGCCTTAGAGAAGGACGCTATTAAGAAAGTTGCTGAAGGACATCCTGAAATAGTTGATAGTTGGGATAAGATTGTAGAATTTTATTCTCCACGATCTGGAAGGGACTCTGTTGATGCCATTGCTTCTGACTTAGAAGATGCTTTCTTCATATGGGAAAGAAAGACTGGTGGCAAAAAAGAGACCGAAGACAAGAAAGCTAAGGCAGATCTTGCTTCTGATTCCAGCGGTGTTGAAAAAGGTTCTGGATCTAAGGGAACTGAGAAAGAACGAAAAAGAGTTCTTCCTAAGCGGACTCCGGTTACCGAATGGTATAAAGATCCGAATAAGAAGGACGAATAAAGGTCTTTAATAAAAAACCAAATTACCCAGAAAAATGATTACACCACTTAGAAAAGGATCTGGTAAAACTACTACGTTGTTAACTGCTGCTGACACAACTATCACTAAATATGATATCTTGGTTTATGCGAGCGGTTACGTACAAAGAGCTACAAACACCGTGATTGAAGGTAGATTTATGGCTTTAGAGGATAAAGTCACTGCTGCTGGAGATCACGAGGATCTTTTAGTTCTTTATCTTGGCGGAGTGGAATGTGAAGCTGACACTACTGACAATATGGCCCAAAGCTATCTTGGCACTTATGTTGACCTAACAGACCATGACACCATCGATCCAGATTCCGGGAGTTACGATTGTTTTTATATTACTGAAATGATTGGAGCGACTACAGACAAGAAATGTAGGGGTTATTTTGTTCAACAAGTTTCTGTATAAAACATGATTACATCAAAAGATTTTCCATCATTGACGGACGATTTACAGGAGATTTTTGACGAAGTAGCTGCTCGTAAGGTTAGTGAGAACGTTGGTTTCAGAGTCTTTAATGTCTTTGATACTAATAGACTCTCTTACGACTACTTGATTCTTCATGGATTAGAGGGCATTAAAAAGGTTGCTGAAGGAGCAGATTTACCTGCTATAACTGGCGAAGAGGGCGATACAGCCACTTGGACTCAGTCATATTACGGTGGAATTGTTCCCGTAACCAAGAAAATGAGGAAGTTTGATCTTTATGATCAAATTACTAATAGAGTAAAATCTATTACCGAAGATGCTTTCGATAAAATTGATCAGAGTTTAGCAGATGTGCTTATTCAAGGGACTAGTGCCACTTATACTGATCCCTATGGTGAAACTATAACTAATGCCTGTCCTGACGGAGAAGTATTATTTTATGCTACACATAGCACACCTCTGAACGCTAACACTTTTACGAATATCATGAATGACGGGACTAATGACAATCCATCTCTTTCAAGAGACGCGATTGTACAGATGAGGGCAACAGGATTGAAACATGCTGATCCTAATGGAATTATAAGACCTGTCAGTTATGACACTCTTATAGTCGGCCCAGATCTTGAAGATTTAGCAGAAAGACTTATCTATTCTGAATATCTTCCAGGTTCTGCAAACAATGATAGGAATCCATTAAAGGGCAAAATCAAGAATTTGATCGTGTGGCCAAGATTGGCTACTGCATCAGATTCTACTGACGGATCTGCTTATTGGTATCTTACTGACTCAACCGGAGTCAAAGAGACACTGAAATGCTTATTCTCAGAAAGACCAAGCCTGGACGCTCCTGAACAAGTGTATCAAAACAAGAATTGGGAATATTCACTCGATTTTTTCTACACTATCGGTAGAGGATTTCCTGCATACATTGCTTTCAGCGATGGTACTGACGCCTAATTCGTCTCTTCCTTGTAGAGAGATTACATCCTAGTTGGGTAGCCCCTTCGGGGGCTGCCTGATAGGAGACAAAAAGGTCATCAATTATAAGCACTAAATAAAATTGTGAAAACTACAGTTAATTGGTCAAAACTTTTTATAGAGAATCGAGTCAAAGCTATTGGAGTCCCTTGGACTAAGGAGGATCGTGTTGCTCTTAAGAGTGGCATTTCTCCAGAAGATATAAGGGCTGGCATTTTGACTAAGAAAGAAGTAGAGAAAGCTGATGAGAAAGATAGTAAGTCAAAAAAAGCAAACATCTTTAGAATGACTAAAGTTGAATTAGTAAAAGAAGCAAAGGCTAAAGGCATCAAATTTGATATTGATAGTACGCCTAGGTCTGCTTTAATTGCGGAGCTTTCAAAGAAGAAATCTGATAAATAAAGGTTGGTGAGAAAACACTAAACCCTAAATAGCCCTGTTTTTATACGCCAAGGTAGGGAATAAAGGTATGCGTAATGAATTACTCAGATTACAAAAACATAACTCAACAAAGTCTGAGCGGAGAATTGCTGAGATTCTTAAAAAGAATCACATTAAATTCAAAGCTAAGGTTAGACTAGGTAAATATGAAGTTGATTTCCTTATAGGAAAAATGGCTTTAGAGGTTGATGGAAGCATTCATCAACATCAATCTATTGCGAAGAACATATATTTATCTGATCTAGGTTATGTCCCTGTGCATATTCGTACAGGAAAGTATGATGAGGAATTTGGAAAAGAAATAATTAATTTGATAAAGATAAATGAGTGATACAGATACTTTTCTTAAGTCATCCTTTGGATGGCTTGAATTAAAAAGCTATAGCGCTGATCCTACTGATACTGAAAGTCTAAGACGAGGACTATGTTTCGTTGACACTGTCTTAAAGAAATGGAATGGCACTAATTGGGTTGCTATTACCGGTGGTGGTGGAACTTCAAGTTGGGATGAACTCTACGACAACGACAAGACATTAACCATCGATAACACAACTCTTACCTACGCGGTAACTGCTGATGTTGATGGTTTGACTATTACTGGTTCTGCTACTGTTGATTCTGGAGCACTTCTTCAATTTACAAGTGGAGGAGACGCTAAGGATATTCAGGGAACTTCTGATAGTTGGTCAATCACAAAAGCAGGAATATTAGCTTGTACTGGAGTTACAATGGGAGATTCCGAAAGCATTGTTTTCGGTGATGGTTCTGATGCTTCTATTGATTGGGACAATGCAACAAGTTTGTTAGATGTTGCTGGAGATGTTAATTTTGAGGGAGCTGTTAATTTTACAGATGACCTTACTGTTGCTGCTTCTAAATCTCTGACTCTTACTGGAGCTGCTGGAACTGATTACTTGATTCTGACTGCTGGAGATTTCTTGATGAGCGAGGGTTCTATAACTCTGACTGACGATGACAATGCTGCTAGTCTTTCTGTCACTAATGATGGAGCAACAACTGTCGGCAATGCTGCTGACGCTGGTGTTGTAAATCTTACTTGTGACACTTTGACATCTGGCACACTTCTTAATTTAAGTGTTACAGAGGGAACTCTATCAGGTGGTAACTATATTAAATGTTGGGACGAGACTGCAGGATCTGCAGTGTTTACAGTTGGAGAAAGCGGATTGGTTTCAATCGCTGGAGATGCAGCTGGTACTGATGTTTTAGTTATCTCTGCAGGAGATATTCTGTTAGATGATTCAGATTCAAACATTATCGAATCAGAAAATGGTGTTCTTGATTTATTGCTTTTAGACAATAAGTTGGGAGCAGTTGGTGCAGGTAAGGCTGTTTTGAAGGTAGATGCTGGTGGAGTTGTAAACGCTGCTGGATATGGCATTTATGCCTCATTCACTGGTGCTGCTGCTGCTGGTTCTACTGTTGTAGGAGTTGTTCCTATCGCAGGTTCACTTGGAGTCAAGATTAATGCAGGTGGATTAGCCACTAGAGAAGCATTATGGATTGACGCTGATCCTACCGCTTACGATGTAGCCCTTATTCATTCTGACGCTGTAATAGCTGCTGATAAAGCATTGTTATCCTTAACTTCTGCTGGAGCAATCGCTGCTGGTGGAAATGTGTTAAGGGTTGACGTAACAGGTACGCCTGGAGCTGGAGCAGTATATACGGAATTTGATTTTGCTGGAATAACTGATACGAATGAGAACGTTGGTGTTTTGATTGATGCTACCTCTAAAAAGGTTCAAGCATTAAAGATTAACGCTGCGCCTCTTGCTGGCTCAAGTGTTCTTGTAACATCTAATGGAGTATTAGCTGCAGATAAGGCTACGGCTGAATTTGTTTCTAATGTTGCTGCTTGTAATGCTGATAGTGCTGTTGTAAGGATAGAACAATCACACACAACCGGTGTTGCGACTTGTATGGCCATTAAGCAGGCTGATGTAGATAAACCGTTTGTGACCTTTGAAGGTACAATTGGTACAAATAATTCTATTCAGGCGGTGGCTTCGTTGAGTCTTACAGGAACGCATTACATAATGATTGATATAGAAGGAGTAGGTGAAAGATATATTGAAGTTGGAACGCTTGCGTAAAGATTGAATTTTCTCTCAGTCCTTTGTCTTGTAGCAGAGGGCTGAATAAAGAATTTAATATTAAAGGTCGCCCAAATTAGTAAATAATAATATAATCATGTCAATCATAACCACACATAAAACATACACACAAGGTATTGTTAAGGCGCACACATTACTTAGCGAAGTAACAGAGGACACAACTTCTGATTCTGTCTGGGTTGCTGGTGCTAAAGGCATCATGATCGTTTTCACGGAAGGTGGAACTGTTCTTAATAGAAGTGGAGTTCTTACTGTTAATTTGTCCAACGATGACGATAATTTTTACGCTTGTAATCTATTAGTAGATAATGTAGCTAATGCGATTGCAGAGGGAATAACTAGAGTAGGAAGTAAAACTAGAGCTGTGGCAGGAACAGACGTTTTGTTCATTGAAAGCAAGTTCTTAGGAGCTGTTACTCGTTTAAATGTTAGTTTAGATGTTACCGATGCAGCTACTCCTACTGGTAATTATACTGTTAAAGTTTCTGTCTGTTGGTAAATAAAAAAAATGCCAAATAAACCTATATTAAAAATAATGCCTCGCTTAGGGCAACCAGGTGACACCGGAGTTGACGGTGACACTGGTGTTACGGGCGACACAGGTATTACTGGAGACACAGGTATTCAAGGTATTACCGGCGACACAGGAATACAAGGTGATACTGGAATACAAGGTGATACCGGTAATACAGGTGATACCGGCACGCAAGGGGATACTGGAGTTGCAGGTGACACCGGAATAACCGGTGACACTGGAACTCAAGGAGATCAAGGAGACACTGGAGAACAAGGTGATACTGGAGTTGACGGTGATACTGGGGCAGACTCATCTGTCGCCGGTGATACTGGAATTCAAGGTGACACAGGGGAACAAGGTGATACGGGAGTGACCGGAGATACCGGAATTCAAGGAGACACTGGAGACCAAGGTGATACAGGAACTCAAGGAGACACCGGTGCAGATAGTACTGTTGCTGGTGATACCGGAGTAGTAGGTGATACGGGAACTCAAGGTGATACTGGGACTCAAGGAGATACAGGAGCAGATAGTACTGTTGCTGGTGATACTGGAATAACTGGGGATACTGGAACTCAAGGTGACACTGGAGCTGATTCAACTGTGGCAGGTGACACAGGTATTCAAGGTGATTTTGGGATAACAGGTGATACTGGTATTCAAGGCATAACCGGTGATACGGGCGAAGGTGGTGATACGGGTATTGCAGGTGACCAGGGTGACACCGGAGTAGGAGATACAGGAGTCCAAGGAGAACAAGGGGATACCGGGTCTACCGGTACTCAAGGTGATACTGGGACTGAAGGAGATACAGGTGCAGACTCTACGG